CTCTCTGATTGTACATCGTGTTACCAGCGCCAAACACACGAAGCCCGAACTGAGTTGAGCTTATTGTAATCTGGTCAGTAAGGTCATGACCGCCTGAATCGGGAGCCATTACAATAATGGTATCGTTTTTGCCGGCTACTGCAAACACAGCATCCACCGTTGTGTAAACCGAGTTTTTGTTGTTTGAATACACGTAGTTATGTGCATTATAAAAATCAACAAAATCTGTATCCGCTTCTTTCTTTAACCAATATACATTGCCATCAATGGTATAAAGCGGAACCCCGCTTATTTCAAGGTAGTTCGTGTTAATTTTGGAAAACACGGTATCACCGTTCACTAATTTTCTAATTGCGTTTATCATTGTGTTGCCTCCTTAAAATCCGAATTGTTTCCATCGCATTCGACCCATGCGAGGGTTCCTTCTTTTAAATGATTCAGCTATAGCTGAAGGTCTGCTTCCAAAGGTATCTGAAAACAATTTATCATAGTAAATTGCCTTTTCTAAGGTGTTCTTGTTAGAGTCATTCATTTCAAAGGCAAGTTTACATATCCAATACACAAGAGCATAATGGTATTTTTCCGGTATTTCCGGCGAAGTCCCTGCTATCATGTCAGAGGCAGGTAGCCGTGTGACAACCATACTAACGGTATTAGCTTTATCAGGTATAGGATAGAACAACAACTCTGTCCCTGATTCTTTTATATACATGGTTGGTTCGCCCTTATCCGTCTGCCAGTCAGCTTTGGCTTCATCCAACAACGCTCTTGTGGTTTCTGCAAGAGGCAGTTGCGTAGTCCTGATAGTTACATCATCACCTGCTGCTTCTGTTGTCATCGTGGTTTCCGAAACAACAATATCTCCTGCTGTAACACTTGTTGCTGAGAATAACCCGTTGTTTTCCGATTCTGTAAATCCTTCGATTGTGATTTGAGTATCTTCTTCAAATCCTGCATCAAGAAAACCGCTTCCCGAATCAGATAGTGTATATGTCGTTGCATCCCATGAAATTGTATCTGCTGTTAGTGAGGCACCTATATAGGCGTTTCTTACATTTAATACCTTAGGGTCGAGCGTATAGAGAGAAGTCCCTGGGACGAGTTCAAACCTGCAATATGTAGACGTGGTTTTATCAACAATGAGTTGTGCTCTTCGGCTTGCCTCACGTTGTGCTTCGTTGGCATAAATAGTTAGATTTGCATCAGACCACCTATGCCCCAACGTCCCATCATCATCGAGCTTGGTTTTTGCCGCCGCCAGTATTTTTTCTAAGGTCATTTATGCCACCTTTCTCCAATGAAATCTTGGTACTTCTCGCGATACATCTTCGCCGTTGTCGTTTTTGGATATAATCGTATATTTAAGATTATTCAAGAGTTCAACAAACGGTTCCGGGACTTCTACGGTTTTGCCTCTCTGAATAACAAGAACATAGCCGTCAATAGATAAGCTAACATCTTTGTGGCCTTCGTGGTTATCCTGCTCATCAATGACTATTTTTACTCTTTTGGCTTTCCGTAGCTCATCGATCTGACTTACCTCTTTTTCTGCTTTTGCCGCATTTGTAGGCGGTGTCGCCTCGAATGGTTCCGGCTGTGCATTTTGTTGCATAGTTGTTACCTCCTCGGTAGTTGTAGTGACCGCCGTGTTTAGCGGCGGTCTTTCTACTTTATTCATCATTGCTTCAATCATTCTCATAACATCAGCCTCCACTATTGGTTGTTTACCTTGAGTCGGTTTCTGCTTTTTGGTAGGCCGTGTCATGCATTACTCCTTACTGAATTAAGCCCGTAGGCATTTCTGTTACCTGAACAAACGAAGTCGAGCCAGTACCAATATCGCCAGTAATATCGTCTGTTCCAACCGTAAAGGTTGTAGTGCCGGTCGTAATAATCAAAATGGCACAAGGACACTGGGCTATAGGAAGGTCTGGAAGTTCTGATTCTCTCAAGATGGTTACACTGTCGCCGGATGCTTCAGTTACCTGCCTGCCTTCTTCTACTTCAAACCAGTAACCCGCTGTGTCAACGGCAGAAATGCGGAAAATACCGTTGTTTCCGTCATAGGTAAATCCTGTAATGTTTACCATCATCTTCGCCTGGAAGCTGGTAAACGATGCCGCCGTGCTGGTATATCTGCGGGTAGGCGCATCAACTGCTACGGTTGTAATAGAGCCAGTGGTTGCAGAAGTAACCTCTGTTCCTTTCGTGGTTGTGATTGTACCGCCCTTGTTAATACTGATAAGATAGCGACACCTTGTACTAACAGCCTGTTCATCACAAGCGGTGGCTGTCACGTTGTCCGTTGTGGCTTTTGTGTAATAGCAACCGTCTATTACATACGGGGTTGCTGTAAGGCCGTTGCCTGACGTTGTTTTGATAGTGGCATCACTTGTTCCCTCGGCAATCGTAAAACTGCCAAGACCGTAGCACTTCATGCCGCGTATCATATCCCTTAACTGCTGGTCTTGAATTGCGTTTTTAAGTTTACTTTCCATAGTTAGTTGCCTCCTAAGTTCGTTTTAAATCCGTCATAAAATTTTCCTATTTTCTCCTTAGCTCAGTTCGCTAACCGCTGCTTCTTCCGTGGCCATCCATAAATCGTTCAAAATTACTGCTCCCTGCATAGTCTTCCATGCTACTGAGCCTCTCTGACCTAACGGGTCGCTTTTTGAAGGTGTCGGGTTCATTACCACTGGGGTAATGGCGTATTCGCCTCTAAGTGCCGATATAGCGTAAGAATTTCTACCGATAAAGATATAGGGGTAGACATCCGAGCTTGTTCCGGTTGTTGAAATCGTGCTGCCTTTTGCTCCACCCGCATCCGCATACGGCTCATAAATGTTTGAAGTCAAATAGCGAACGCCTTCGCAGCTTCCAATTTCATTCTCATACGGGCTGGTTGAGCCATAATCCTTAACATCAATAAACCCAGTTAAGCTTCTTACATCTGTTTCGCAATCCGTATGGCAAAGACAGATAAAAGACGGTGGAACCGATTCTGTGTTAAAGCTGGGGGTTGATTTAATAATAGACGTAATAAAGTCAGCGTTCTGTCTTTTTAACGCCCTTGTTACTTTCCTCTGCTTGCCGATAGTAAGAACCGAATTTACTGCGCTTCTTGCCGTACCGTTTGCAAAAAACACGTTTGAGCAGGCTTTGAGAACGCCATAACGTACTGTCTCGATGGTCTTTGCCGCCTGTTCGCCTATCAGCACAGCCATTTCTTTCAGCACCGGGTCTTCGTGGGTATCTGCAACAACATCGGATATACCAAGCACATCACCGTACTGAGCAAGGGTCATTGTGACATTCTCACTGGACACTTTCTTGCTTACAGGGGTTACACCTTCGGTTAAAGGCGTGGTTGCCAGCGGAAGAGAAGTGTATCTTGTAAAGATCATTGATGTAGACTTGTGTGCCGGAAGCGGTTTAGACTGAGCGAATTTTTCAATGTTAAGAAACGGCATACCCCTTGCGAGAAGTTCCGCCGCGTAGTAACCTGCTGTAGTCCTGCTTATATCACCGTATTCTGTAATAGCCATAATTCATTACCTCCTATGTTCTAATTCTGCGGAATGCCTTTTAAATGCATCGCTAAAACTGGCGGGCTTACCGCCTGATTCAGCGTTTATTGCGCCTCTTTTTGTTGTAACCGCAGTAAGATTTGTAATTTTCTCCTGTTTTACAGGGTCTTCTTCTTTAACCACCTTTTGTTTCTTTGTTGCCTTTTTAAAATCGTTTAAAAGCTGAATTACTTCCTCCACGTTGCCTTCATCGCATATTCTGGTATATTCCTCTTTTTCCGGGCTTTCGTTCATACTATCTACCCACCCTCTTATATCTCCGGTGTTGCGCAATGGGATAAAGTCGGGATGCTCCATAGAAATAACCAAATCTGCTATCATGCGGCTGGTCTGGGTATAATGCTCATTCAAATTATGAAGGATTCGTTCTTCTACTTCTTTTGCTTTCCGGTCAATTATTTTTTTAGCCGGATTAGCAATATAGTCATAGTCGGTTAAAAAGTTGGTCATTTCTTCATCATCAGGCTCTGGTTCGGATTTTTTTTCCTCATTTACCTTTTGCTGAGTTACCTGCTCTTTTATAGCCTTAAAATCCTTACTCATTTTGTTGAACATCCCCTGCAACGTGTCGTACTTGTGCTTCCATTGGCTGTCATCCATCTTTTTGACTTCTGTCTCAGCCTCTTTTGCCTCTTCTTTTACTTCTTCTTCTTCTTTTTTTTCTTCTTTGACCTCTTCTTTAGCTTCTTCCTTAACGGGTTCTGCCACCT